AGAGATCGCAGTGTACGAGAAGAAGTACCAAGAAGCGCTTGGTCAACTCAACCGTCTGGGTACAGGTCTTGAGCGTGGTGATGCTTACCGTGATGGTCAGGCTAAGATTAAGGTGAATCCGTAATGCCTATCCAGCAAGGACTGACGAATAGCTTCAAGCAGGAGATGCTCCAAGCGGGGCAGAACCTTGCTACGGACACACTCAGAATGGCGCTGTATACGGCGCTGTCTGACATTGGCCCACTGACTACCGTCTACACCGCAACTAACGAATTACCAAATGGTAATGGATACACAGCGGGTGGGGTGGTCATGACTGGCGCGACAATAACGACAGATGTTCAGACTGGGACCGTATTTGTGGACTTTGCTGACGTGTCATGGCCCGGCGCTAACTTTACAGCCCGTGGTGCGTTGATCTACAACACTACTAGAAGCAATAAGTCAGTCGCTGTCTTGGACTTCGGCTCCGACAAAACTTTTACTTCAACCAACAACACCGTCACCATGCCAGCGAATACGGCGACGACGGCTTTAATTCGTTTTCCTTGAGAGGTAATTATGTTGATTGCAAAATCTGAAGGAGTAGACAGCGTAAGCTCGGCACTTGTTGCGCGTACTGGCACTTCTGAAGGTATGCGGGCGGGCGGCGTGTTCCATGTCCAGTGCCTAGATAAAGACGGTAACCTGAAGTGGGAAACGACCGAGCATAACCTCGTAGTTAACGAGGGACTGCAAAACATGAACACCCAGTACTTTAAGGGTTCTACCTATACCGCCGCGTTTTTTCTTGGCCTTATTACGGGCCCCGGCTCGGGTACTACGTTTGCTGCCGCAGACACACTTGCATCAAAAGCATGGACGGAATACACCGACTACTCTGGGGCGCGTAAGGCAGTGACGTTTGGTACAGCGACAACCGCAGACCCGTCTGTTATTAGTAACTCAGCGTCTCCCGCTTCGTTCACTATTTCTGGTGCGGGCGGAACAGTTGCAGGCGCATTTTTATGTACGGTATCCAGTGGCACATCAGGCGTTTTGTTTTCTGAATCTGACTTCCAATCACCGGGTGACCGTATCGTTGTATCTGGCGACACGCTTAATGTGACATATACATTTAGTCTTGACGCAGCGTAAACCGTGTTTGCCGATGCTCCTTATGCAGCAGCGCCGTTTGCTGCCCTTGGGGCAGCTGGGGTTATTTTTGATAGTAACGTAGCAGAGTCTGCAACGGCGTCAGAAACAACAGCGGCGCAAGCGTCGCTTATTTCGTCCTTTAGTGATAGTGCAGTTGGGGCGGATAGCGTATTAGTAGCAGCGTCAAGCTTTGGTGTGGCGGTTGTAGAGAGCACGGCAGTCTCGGATGTGGTGTCTGCGTTAGTTACTATTGCTGCTTCAATTGCGGAGTCTGTTGGCGGCGATGATGCAGTAAGTGCTCTAGCTATGTTTGAGGTCGCAGTGTTGGAAGCGGCTACCGTAGATGAGATAGTTAGCGCGGTTGTAGATTTTGCAGTCACTATTTCAGAAGCGGCGACTGCGGCGGATAGCATAGTTGGCGGGCTTGTGTACTCCGCAACCATAGCAGAATTATGTAACGCATTAGACACGGTTTTTGCTAACGGCATACTAAACTCGGCGTTGTCGGAAAGCGTTACGGGTGCTGATTCTATTAGTGCGACGGCATCTATAGCTGTAGCTGTGTCAGAAAATAGTGTCGGTTTAGATAGTGCATTAGTAGCCCCTTCCACGTTTAACGCGGCTGTAAGCGAGGGTACTAGTGCTGTTGCGGTTGTATTAGCGTTTGCGTCGTTTGTTGCCACCATCACGGAAGGTGCGGCAGCGGCAGATCAGTTAGTCGCAAGGTTCCTTTGGGAACTGATTAATGATCCGCAGGCGGCTAACTGGGGGGATATAAACAACAACCAAACCCCGACGTGGGCAACAATTACCAACGAGCAGGCAGTTAATTGGGCTGCACTAAACACAGCTTCAACGCCCGGCTGGACGGTAATTTATGACGAGCAGACCGCCTCGTGGCAAGTTATAAGTACGCAAGGTTAAAAAATGGCGCTTATAGTCAAAGACAGAGTTCAGGAAATAACTACTACAACCGGCACTGGGACTCTTACGCTGGGCGGTGCAGCTCTGGGATTCCAGAGTTTTGCCGCAATCGGTAATGGAAACACAACGTACTACGCCATTAACGACCCCATAACAGGCGCATGGGAAGTCGGTATTGGTACATACACCGCATCGGGTACAACGCTCTCGCGTGATACGGTTCTGTCTTCAAGTAGTAGCGGATCGCTTATCCCCTTCGCAGCAGGGACTAAAAATGTATTCTGTACGTATCCATCGGAACGTGCGGTCTATTTGGACTCTGCTGGGTCTTACCCAGTTCAGAATGCGTTTGATACGCTAACGGCCAATACGGCTACGTTAGTTAATGGCACTATTAGCCATATTCCTGCGGTTGGTACAGACATAGCCAACAAAGCCTATGTAGATACAACGTCTACAGGGCTGACTATTCACGAACCTGTGGTCGCTGCCGCCACATCAAACCTGACAGCCACGTATGTCGATGGGGGGACAACTCCTACTTGGACGACGATCACCAACACATCTGAACTTGCTACTGGTTCGGCGCATGGGTTGATCGCAGGGGCAGTTATTGTTTTTGCCAACGTAGGTGCCAGCGGTTTGACTGCGGGTACAGCGTATTTCGTTAAGTCTGCTCCGACCTCAACGTCTATTACGTTGTCGCTGATACTGGACGGCCCCACGATAACCACGCTGGTAAACAACACGGGCTACAGCATTACTAGCCGAGCAAATTCCGGTGTCGGGGCTACGCTTACAAATGCTGGCGCGCAAGCCGCGTTGGTAATTGACGGGGTTACGCTAACTACAACCCAACGAGTACTGATTCAAGGACAGACAACTGCATTCCAGAATGGCGTTTATACAGTTACAACTGTAGGCTCTGGCTCTACTAACTGGGTGCTAACCCGTGCAGCAAATGAAAACACATACTCTCCACGCAGTGCTAACGGTGCGGGTGCGGGCGACTATTTCTTTGTAACTTCTGGCAATACAAGCAAGGGTGATTCGTTTGTACTGTCAACTTCAGGAACAATCGTATTTGGCACCACTAGTTTGGTGTTCAGTCAGTTCTCTGAGTCCAATGTTTATTCTGCTGGTACTGGGCTAACACTAAACAATTTAGTATTTAGCATCACTGACACAGGCACTGCGGGTACATATGGTGGGGCAAACTCTGTCCCGGTCTTTACTACTAATGCGCAAGGCCAAGTCACCAGCGTCACCCCCACAAGTATCTCCATCAGTGCAGCAGCGGTTTCTGGTTTAGCTGCGTCAGCGACTACAGACACCACAGACGCGAGCAACATTAGTTCAGGCACTTTAGGTACATCGCGATTGTCTGGTTCTTACACAGGCATCACAGGGGTAGGTACGCTAACGGCTGGCACGTGGAACGCTAATACTATTGCGGCTATATACGGCGGTACGGGGCTTAGTTCGTTCACCACTGGTGATCTTATCTACGCAAACTCTTCTACTACGCTGGCTCGTTTGGCTGATGTAGCAGTAGGCAACGCGTTAATCTCTGGTGGTGTTGGCGCTGATCCAAGCTGGGGCAAGATCGGTCTAGCTACGCATGTAGATGGCACACTTCCTGTCGCAAATGGTGGTACTGGGGTAACGTCTTCTACAGGCAGTGGGTCAGTAGTGTTATCCAATAGCCCTGCGCTAGTAACGCCCGCGTTGGGTACGCCTGCATCTGGCAATCTTGCAAATTGTACATTCCCGACGCTAAACCAGAATACGACTGGCAGTGCGGCTACATTCACCAGCACTACACAAAACTCGCAGTTCAACTCCATAGGCGTGGGCACGGCGGCATCCGCCACGGCGGGGGAGATTCGGGCTACCAACAACGTCACGGCGTACTTTTCAGATGACCGGCTAAAGACTAGAATTGGGGGGATTGAGCAGGCGCTGGATAAGTTGTGTTCACTTGAAGGCTTTTACTACGAGCCCAATGAGATTGCGCAGGCGTTGGGGTACGAAGTTATTCGCGAGGTAGGAATCTCGGCGCAGCAGATGAAAGAAGTATTGCCAGAAATTGTGGCCCCAGCCCCGGTAGACGCCCAGTATATGACTGTCCGTTACGAACGAGCACTACCGCTTATTGTGGAAGCAATAAAAGAACTCCGTGCTGAAGTTGAGGCGTTGAAGAAAGGAAACTAAAGATGCCAATTCCCGGTCCCGGCACAGCCATATCAATGACCACAATCGCTACCGAGTTTGGTGGCACGGTCCCACATTCGCTTAATGAATATTACCGTGGTGGTGGGTTGGTACCTAACACGCCGGGTAACTCGGCAATTCCAACATCGGGCACCATTTCGATGGGCAATTTCTACGGTTCTGCGAACCGTGTTGCTGTTGCGTTGACAATTGCCGCAAATACAAATAACTATGATGTTTATACAAACCGTGGACCAAGTTATGTTCCGGGCACGTCAGATATTACGGTGACGATCAATCCCGGTGTACGCGTTGGCAGCACCACAGTACCCGCTTATGCTATGTTAGTGCCGAGCGCATTTAACCCAGCAGATACTGTCACCATTATAAATAACGGGTTAATTCAAGGTGCTGGAGGCAACGCTGGTGCTGGAGGTAACTGTAATCGTCCATTGCCAGCAGGAATTACTGCCGGTTCTCCCGGCGCTGGTGGTGGTAACGCACTGTATGCAAATCGCCCCGTCACTGTTACTAATAATGGTACCGTTGCTGCTGGAGGTGGTGGTGGCGGAGGTGGTGGCGGGGCGTATAACGGTGTAGGGAAAAATCAGGCACGTTGTGGCGGTGGTGGAGGTGGTGGCGGCTCTGGCTCTACTGGTGGCGGTGGAGGTGGCGGCGGTGCTACGGGTGCTCCAGTTGGTACTGAAAGCGGAAATCCCGGAAATCCCGGAGGTTCAGGTACGTCTCCGGCTGGAGGAGGCGGAGGTGCTGGCGGCGCTGTACCGTCTGTTAATTCAATTGGCGGACCGGGAGGCGCTGGTGGTGGACGAGGCGCAGCGGGAGCTACTGGTACTAGCGGATCAGCCCCCGGAGGTAGTGGCCCGGTAACGAGGGGTGGAGGTTCTGGGGGAGCGGCAGGAAACTACATTGTTGGCAACCCGTTTGTAACATGGCCTGTAACTGGCACTCGCCAAGGCAACGTGGCTTAAACAGGAGTAATAAATGAACATGCTTTATATGAAAATACATGAATATGACGAATCATCACATTCGTTGATTGTGTCGTTTGCATCAGACGCCACAAACTCACAAAACCCTGATGATTATCCACACTATGCGTATCAACCACTTCACATGTGGCCTGACGTATCTGACATAGCAGAAATAAAAAAACGTATTGCAGTGGCTGGCATGTATCACGCCGAACAGCAAGAGCGTGAAGAAAAGTTTGTTGCTGACCCAGAAAAAGTGCAGCAGTACAAAAATATGGTTAATACGCAGGCTAGTTTTGTAGTGGCTGAGTTGACTGTCACCCCTGACTCATACAGTAATGAGGTTGTCATATGATTTTAAATACATTGTTGTGTCGAGGGTTTTCGCTTTGTACTGGTTACTTAGCGCCAAATGAATTTTTGATAAACCTAAATAAAGCGGCTACCGAAGTAAATCAGGCCGTGTACGTTATATCTGGCAATGCTGTGGCGACAGCCGAAAACCAACAACCAATAACGCTTAATACAGCATGTTTAACAGACGTATCAAATTTTGCTGGAATTCAAATTACATACACCGCTGGCCCCGAAGGGGCGGCATGGGTCGCACTCAACCCCATTCCTGAAACTAAACGGTATTCCACAAACCTTGTGCAAAGCGGAACTGCTGTAGAAGTTGCAGCAGATGGCGCAGAGTGCGCAATTGTTTGTTTATTTGGAAATATAAATGTTAGCGGGAAAACAGTTGCGGCACTAAGTTATGCCAGAGTGTTGCCAACCAAAACAGTAATGCTTGAAACACCACAAAATTCTGTAGCGTTGATAATAAAAGCCGTATGAGCGAGCACACCGTACTACTGCTTCCCAAAGTAGTACCAATAGAATTTTGTTATTTTTTTACTCACGTATTGCTACGGCAGGCAGACATAGATCCAAGAAGTGATGAGCAGATACCAAACGCAAAAGCAATACTCGAGCATGAATATATGTTTGAAACCTTGCATGAGCGATTGTGGCCGACTGTAGAACAAGCTGTTGGGCAAGAGTTGATACCCACATACGCTTACGCAAGACTGTACAGTAACGGTGATGTGTTAGAAAAACACAAAGATCGCCCTGCTTGCGAGGTCAGCATTACTATACAGCTTGGTAGATCACATCACTATGCGTGGCCTATATACATGG